ATGCCGATCCTCCAAGAAAAAATCCTAATGCTCTTGCTGGGAAACACGGACAAGGACATTCAAGTGCTAAACATTTGGCAAAACAAGGTTTATTGAAAGCCATTCAGAAAGCAAAGTCGGCTGGAGCAAAACTAGATACAAAATTAGACTTTGGACACAAAGAAATGACATTGCACGATGCTATTAAAGAATGCGGCATGACTCCAATGGAATGCGGATTTGAAGAACCACAAGAAATGGGTCTTCCAGCTATGTTAAGATATGTTAGCGGATTTTACAATAGAGACGAAGGAAACTTTCCGTTAGGCGGAATGCGTGTTAAGATCAAAGTTAAGAAAGCATTTGAAGACGGTGAGTTTGGACAAGCCAACCCTGAAGATTTAATGAAGATCTTAAAATTCATTGATACGAAAGATCCTAGCGGTGACGAGCAGCATAACGTGTTAAGACTTGCAGGTGTTCAAAAGCCAGATATGGAAGTTGATGAAACTGGAAATATGCCTGACTTCGACGGGTTGATGGGACAGATGCAACAAATGATGGGTAATATACAAAAAGACCCGGCTGCAAAGATTGCACAAACAAATACAAGTTCTGGCATGATTAATGGTAAACCGGCTAGCTACGATGATGCTGTTGGCCATGCTAATAATATGAAATTTAAATTACCTAAGTTTGGCGACGACGACAAAGATGACGATGTACTAGACTTTGGTAATCCAGACCAAATCCAACAAGTACTACAAAGAAAAGTAGGCGGTGCTTTGAATAAGGCACAAGGACAAGTACCTAATCAAAACATCCAATTTCCTGGAGGACAAATGAATCCAGCAGATATGATGAAAGCGATTATGCAAAAAATTAACTTCGGGAAATAAAAATGAAATCTATAAGAGATTATATTAACTTAGTTGCTGAAGCTCCTGTGCAAGCGGCATCGGGCGGCGCAGTAGTTGATTCTAGTGGTAACCCTATACAAAGCGGTACTCCTGCACCAGATCCAAGTGCTGTTGCGGCCGCCAAAGCAAAATTAACACCAAGCCAGCTAAAATGGTTAGGCGGTGGAGATCCAACGGATAAATTTGTTCAAGCACGTATGCCTAAGCCGCTGCCCGGAGAACAGGCTGGGCAAGCAGCACAACCAGCAGCCAATGCAAATGCTCCATTATCTACTCCTCCAGGCGCAGAACCAGATGCCGCACCACAAGCAGCCGCCACTGGTCTAGCAGAACCAACTGATGCTGATGTCGCTGCCGCTTCTACACCAGCCGCACCAGCCGCTGTCCCAGACGGTGTAAATCCAGAAACAGGCGAAAAATATGATAGCGTGGCAAATGCTCCGCTACAGTTACCGCCAGGTGCAGCCCCAGAACCAGGAATGACAGTAGCAGCTGGCGCAGCACCGGCAGGCCAAGCAGCCCAACCAGCAAACAGAGATGCAATGCCTTTTGGTAAAGCATTTGCTGATGCTAAAGCAAAAGGCGAAAAGGAATTTACTTGGAAAGGTAAGAAGTATGCTGTTCAGATGGCAAAACCGGCTGGTCAAGCGGCACAACCTAAACCAGCTAAAGCAGGATTTACAACTGGTATTGCACCTAAAGTTTCATTACCGGGCGCAAGCCAATCGCAGAACGACGCACTAAGTATGATGGCAGCTGGTAATATGGGCGCCGAAAGTGTGGAACATGATAATTCAAAAGTGTTAGAAAACAACACAACAGGCTATACCGAATTACAAAGAATCCTCAGTATTGTCAATCACAAGTAAAAATCACAATTTAGGCAAAATAAGTCTTGCAAGACTAAATAAAAACGCATACAATAACATGTATGCGTTTTTTGTTGAAAGGTTTCAACAAATAAAGGCAAAAATACAAAGGCTAATAAAGGAGAATATTATGGCAACTTTGGCTGAAATTAGAGCAAAACTTAAGGCGGCTGAACAAAAAGGTTCAGGAGAACGTACAGGCGGAGACAATTCAATTTATCCGTTCTGGAATCTAAAAGAAGGTGGCGAATCCGTATTGCGATTCCTCCCAGACGGGAACACCGATAACACTTTTTTCTGGGTTGAGCGAGCAATGATTAAATTGCCGTTCGCAGGCATTAAAGGTGAATCCGAAAGCAAACCAGTAGTAGTTAATGTTCCTTGTATGGAAATGTATGGGGAAACTTGTCCTATTCTGAGCGAGGTTCGTCCTTGGTTTAAAGATCCAAGTCTCGAAGACATGGGTCGTAAATACTGGAAAAAGCGTAGTTATATTTTCCAAGGTTTTGTTGTAGAAGATGGTTTGAAGGAAACTGAACACCCTGAAAACCCAATTCGCCGATTTATCATCGGCCCACAAATTTTCCAATTGATCCGTGCCGCATTGGTTGATCCTGAGTTGGAAGATTTGCCGACTGACTTTGTCCACGGACTTGATTTCCGTATGAAGAAAGGTAGTAAAGGCGGTTATGCTGACTACTCTACTAGTACTTGGAGTCGTCGTGAGCGTCCACTAAGTGACACAGAGCAAGACGCAATTAAATCACACGGTTTATTTAATTTGAACGATTTCCTACCTAAAAAGCCAACTGATGTTGAGCTTAAGGTAATGAAGGAAATGTTTGAAGCATCTGTTGATGGTGAAGCATACGACATGGATCGCTGGGGTCAGTATTTTAAACCAGCAGGCATGAGTGCCGCAACTGGTGACCCGCAAGCTAAGGCATCAACAAAGGCAGCAGCCGATGATTATGATGATGAACCTGCACCAAAAGCAACTCCTAAAGCAGAAGCACCTGCACCAAAAGCAGAAGCACCTGCAAGCACAGGCGGTGGTGATAGCCGAGCACAAGACATCTTGGCAATGATCCGCAATCGTCAAAAGTAATAAGCGCACAACTCGGGCTCAATGCCCGAGTTATCTTAATTTAGGAGAATAAGTATGGCTACAAAAGCCTTCGATTTATCGAAATTTAGAAAGACCTTGACTAAGTCTATTGACGGACTTAGTGTAGGCTTTACTGATCCTACAGATTGGGTCAGTACCGGCAATTACGCCTTAAATTATCTTATTAGTGGAGACTTTCACAGAGGAATTCCTCTAGGTAAGGTAACTGTATTTGCTGGAGAGTCTGGCGCAGGTAAAAGTTATATCTGTTCTGGCAATATTGTCAAAAATGCACAAGCACAAGGCATTTATGTTGTCTTAATTGACAGTGAAAATGCTCTAGATGAAAAATGGTTACATGACCTAGGCGTTGATACTAGCGAAGATAAGTTATTGAAACTTAATATGGCTATGATTGACGATGTGGCAAAAACTATTAACGAATTTGTCAAAGAATACAAAGAAATGCCAGAGGAAACCCGTCCAAAGGTTATGTTTGTTGTTGACAGCTTAGGTATGTTGCTAACACCGACAGACGTTAATCAGTTCGAAGCAGGTGACTTGAAAGGTGACATGGGTCGTAAGCCCAAAGCACTGACAGCACTTGTTCGTAACTGTGTTAATATGTTTGGTAGTCTAAATATTGGTCTAGTTGCTACTAACCACACATACGCTAGTCAAGACATGTTCGATCCTGATGACAAAATTTCAGGTGGACAAGGTTTTATCTATGCATCAAGTATTGTTGTTGCTATGAAAAAGTTAAAACTTAAAGAAGACGAGGATGGCAACAAAGTTTCAGAGGTAAATGGTATTCGTGCCGCATGTAAAATCATGAAAACGCGATATGCTAAACCTTTTGAAGGTGTGCAAGTTAAGATTCCTTACGAAACTGGTATGAATCCTTATAGTGGCGTTGTTGACTTGTTTGAGAAAGAAGGTTTACTCAAGCAAGAAGGTAATAGACTCAAGTGGGTTGACCCGGAGACTGGAGAAGAGTTCAAATTCTACCGAAAAGAATGGAAAGATGATAAATTAGATATGATAATGGAAAAATTTCATATCAAACCTACAACTACCGTTCCTGAGGAGAATGAAGAACATGTTGAATGAATCTCAAATTGGTGATATTTGGATGCTGTTTAGCGATTTTATTGAAAAGAAACAAATTGAGGCAGCAGCCGAACGCTATGTAGATCTTTTAGCAGATTACGGTGTCAGCGACCGTGTCATGCAAAGTGCCATGGGCGTTGACAGCGTACTTGACCAAGCTATAGAATATTACTTGGACGAAGAAGACGAAGAAGATGACGACGATTATAAAGAATTAGATTTCTAATGAACTGGTATACAAAAATTTCAAAAGACATCTCGTATATTCCCGATGCTGTCGACTATTTTAACACCGAGCTACAAGATGCTAGGACAGAATGTCGAATTACAGGAAATGTTGAACGAGCAGCGGCAGCAATGCCGGGAATTGTTGAACAAAGATTTAGTCAGCTACAGGAAATTGAAGCAATTTTGGAATATTTGAATATTGAACTTCGCAGACTGAAAAGTCAGCACTTCAGAAAGTATTTAGAAAACTATCAACGTGCGTTGAGCTCTAGAGATTGCGAAAAATTTGTAGAAGGCGAAGCAGATGTTGTTGATTTTGAAAAGATTATTAACGAATTTGCTTTACTAAGAAATAAATGGCTTGGAATCACAAAAGCACTTGACCAGAAACAGTGGCAAATTACTAATATTGTAAAATTACGTGTTGCTGGAATGGAAGACGCATCTCTTTGACGAATTTTACCAAAGTGACCACTACAGGCCTTAAATATTTTAAGGCCTATTTTATTTTTTGGTGTTGACATTTTATATCTTGATGTTATAATCTTAGTATGCTGACTATAGATCAATTTTTTCTTAATTTTGCAAATTCTTCAAATCCAAAAATTGAAGAAATTATGCCTAGTCGAGATTCTAAAGTTCTTAGAAGTTTACATTCCTCACTTAAATCGGGAAATTTCTTAACTTCTAATCAAGGAGAACTTTTGATCAAAATTTTGAATGAGCACCGCACAAAAATTTCAGAATATCATACAGATCTTGAAAGTATTTTAGACTCTGGTCGTTGGTCAAAATCGTTTAGAGTAGTCGAAGTTGTTAGAAAAATATATTTGTCTGATAACCCCGAAAAAGAAACAAAAATTATCATTGAGTTTTCGTTTTCTAGCAATTTAAGAAAAATTATGCAAGAAATTACGAAAAAAATTACAGGGTTTGAACCAGTTACCAATGGAAAATTATACGTTGTTGACCTGGATGAAAAGAATATTGTATTATTACTAGAAACTTTTAAAAATTACAAATTTTCAATAGATGAAAAACTAGTAGAATACTACAATACCATAAAATCTTGGAAAAAAGAGGAAATTTTAGGTCAATTTCATATCAGTAGTATTTCAAATCAAAATTTTCAAAAGTGTATTACTGACGAGTTAGGTCTCGAAACTCCATTGACCCCGGCCATCGTGAATGATCGAAGTGTGCGTTACCAATATTTTTGTGATCCCATAAAAAATCCTGAAAATTTGACCGAAAATATTGCAATGCGTAAAAAATCAGTTATTTGGGTTGGAAAAAATAACCACACTCTTGAAGAAATTTTTAAATCTTTGACAGACTTGAAAAGGTTCCCTTGTCTAATTGTATTTGAAAGTCATGACGAAAAACAATGTTTTGAAGACCTTCAAAATTTGACCACAAATTTAGAAAAAAATGGTATTTTTGACGGTATAGGAATTTACTTTAGATTTGACAACAATGAAGAAGGAAAAAAATTCAATCAACACATTGCCGAAAAAAAGTACAACTGTCCTGTTGATAAACAAACAAAAATTGTAGGTGTGCAAAATGGAAAAATACCTAAATTTTTGCTAAAAAATGAGTGGAAACCAATGAGTGTCATTTCATTGAACCACAATTTACGAAATAACAAAACTGGTGCGTATGCGTTGTCCTGTGACTTGATAATTTATTACTCAGAAAAAGAGCCTATCCTAGTATGACGGTAAAATTAATTATAAAAGACGAAGTTAACATTAAACTAGATGGGCTTCCGCTTGATGTTCGCAAGAAACTAGTATCAAATTTTAAGTACGAAGACCCGACTGCAAGATATAGACCTGCTTACAAACTAGGACGGTGGGATGGCACAGTTAGTTTGTTTGGTCTCGGTGGCGTCGGGTACTTAAATCAACTAGAAAAAGTACTAAGTGTACTAGATACGTGTAATGTTGAAATTGACGAAATTGAAGATTTAAGAAAATCTTCAAAAATCTCATTTGAAAAAATTACGGCTAGTTATTGGGCAGATCAAGGAAAAGTTTGGCCCAAAGGTCATAGATTCGAAGGACAGCCTATTGTATTAAGAGACGATCAAGTAGAAATAGTTAACAGATTTTTCGAGCACACACAAGCACTACAAGAAGTAGCTACTGGTGCAGGAAAAACTATCATGACTGCTACACTAGCACACTGCGCTGAAAAATA